AAATCGGCGCAAAGGCTGAGGTTATGGTCGCCGTGTCCTCCCTCTCCACGAAGGCCCAGAGGGCATGGCGAGCCGCACAGAAGATAGGGAGGGATGCCGTGATCAGCAGCAAAACCAGCGAGGCCAGGCCATGGTACGTGGACGCAGACCTCAACCATTACATCGAACAGCACAAGCAAGCCTACTATGAGGCGGTCGAGCTGGCGAACGCGGTGCAGCGCTTCATCGACTACGATGGCGACGAACCGCGCGCCACGGTAGCCCTGCGCATGGCGACAGACCTCGGCATCAGCCCGCAAAGCCTGTACCGCCACCAGAAGAACCTGACCGAGGCCGCCGCCTGGGCGCTGAAGCTCGAGCAGGAAGACGGCCAGAACCGCGACTATTTCAAGGTGCTGTCTGTGTGCCGCAAGCCCCGCGAGAAGGAGACCTTCCCTGGCCTGTCGCCTGAACAGCGTGCCCTGATTGAAAATATCTGGTTTAGCAAGGATTATGCTGAAAACAAGCCCACAATCGTCATGCTGTATAAGGATTTCGAGAGATTTGCGGCAAAGCGCGGATGGGAAGATTACCCTTCTATCAAGACGATTGGACGCTACGTCAAGTATCTCATGGATCAGCCTGGAGCAAAGTCGGCGTACTGCTACGCAAGGAAGGGCCCGCGCGGCTGGCGCAATGAAATGATGGTGAAATGCCGCCGGGAAACGGCCACTCTGGAGGTTATGGAATATGTGGTCGGCGACGAACACACCTTCGACGTTTGGGTGCAGTACACCGCCCCCAACGGCAAGGTCAAGGCGGTCAGGCCGGTGCTGGTCGCATGGATGGATCTGAAGAGCCGCAACATCGTCGGAGATGTTCTTTGCCTTCACGCCAACAGCAGCACATTGAAGGAATCCCTGGTCAAGATGATCTATACTGCCGGAGTCCCGAAGATTCTGCATATTGACAACGGCAAAGATTACACCTCGGAGGGAATGACCGGACAGAACCGCAGGAACCGCCGCATCGACTTTGATTTCGATGCTGAAACAATCGGGTTTTATCAGAGTATCGGCATTGAAGAGGTTGGCCGTTCGCTTCCGTACCAACCATGGGACAAAAGCATAGAGCGGTTTTTCGGGACAGTTTGCAAGGGCTTCTCCAAATGGTTTAAGAGTTATACTGGTACGCTGACCGGATCAAAGACCGACGATAAGTGCAATAAGGATATCGACAAGATGCTTGCGCGCGGCGAGCTGCTCACGATGGAGGAGTTTTTCGACGTATGGACGACATGGAAGGAGGAGTACAACCACAAGAAGCACCGCGGCCTGAAGGAAAACCATGAAAAGTGGCTTATCCCTGCCGAGATGTTCGAGAATGGACCTCGCTATGTCAAGGCCGCACCGCCCCGCGAGTTCGCCGCAATGCTGCTGATGGCATCGGATACCGCACACGTATATAACTATGGTATCAATAAATTCGGCACGATTTACACTGACGAAGAGCTTGGCAAGCATGTAAATGAAACCGTTAATATTAAGTGGGATATCGACGACGTTACCAAGCTGTATGTCTACGATCAGCAAGGCCGAAAGATTTGTGAAGCCGCTTCAGCCGAGTTGCTGAGCTTCGGGAAGCATTGCTCGCAAGCTGCGCTTGAAAAGCACATCAAGGCGCAGAAACGGCAGGAGCGTGAAGTCAAGGAATTTCTGGAGGGCATGACCACACCCTACGAGGCGCGGCTTGAAGAAGGGCGTCCATCCGAGGCAGTCGGCAAGCTTGACCTGATGATCGGTCACGCCCCCCAGCAAAAGGTGGTTGCCTTGCCTGCGGACAGCAAATTCCGTTCAGAAACAACCAGCAAGAAAAAGAAAGCATCAAGCGATGAGTTCTTCAGTACGAAAGCCGGGGCTGCTCTCAAGCGCCTTAAAGCGATTAACGAATAGGAGGATATTATGGAAGCAGCAGCAATCATGAGCACCACAGCAGAGCCCAGGAGCCTTGCAGAGCAGCTTAAGAGCTATGTCACGGCAAATAAGACCAGCATCGCGGCAGTCGCCAAAGAGATCGGCTATGCGCGGGTCACGTTATCCCGGTACTTAAGCGGAGCCTACGGCAGCGACACGGGCGGCGTCGAGGAGGCGGTCGCGCGGTTCCTGTCCGAGCGCACCGGCGAGGTGATCAACCTTCCTGCTGCAGTAGAGGCCGTGCCCAAGACCGCCCAGAAGCCGCGCTTCTACGAAAGCCGGGACGCAAAGGCGGTGCTCGGCGTCTGCCAGAGCTGCCAGGAATACATCGGCCTCGGTATCGTGGTCGCCCGCAGCGGCTTCGGTAAGACCTACGCCCTGCGCGAGTATGCCAAGCTGCCGCACGTCGCATACATCGAATGCGACGACACCATGAGCTGCCGCGACCTTGTGCAGGCAATCGAGCACAGCGTCGGCCTGCCCACCGGCTATGGAACGATCTGGAGCAGGGTCAACAGCATCCGCGACTTCTTCAACACCAACAGAGGCTATCTGCTGGTGATTGATGAGGCGGACAAGCTGGTCAGCAAGTACACACAAAAGAAGATGGAAATCCTGCGCGGCATCTTCGACCAGTCAGACGTCGGCCTGGTGATCGCGGGAGAGCCCAAGCTCGAGGTGCAGCTAAAGACCTATCTGGCACGCATGGCGAACCGGGTGGACTTTTACACCCAGCTCGGCGGGTTATCCCCTTCTGAGGTCGAGGGCTATCTCAGCGACTTCGATATCACCCCGGATGCAATGACCGAGTTTAAAGCCCGCGCTTGCAACCGACAGACCGGCTGCTTCCGCCTGCTGGACCGCACGCTTTCCAACGTGCGCCGTATCCTGGCAGACCGCCCGGAGGCGACTGTCACCGTCAAGGTGATCGAGCAGGCCTCGGCCATGATGATGTTGTAACAGCCGGAGGACAGAGACAATGAAACTGAGAAAACAGCGGTGTTTAGGTGTTGTGCTGGTCGTGGTTTCTGTCGCATTGATGCTGCTGGTATCGACGGGCAGCACCCCACAGGACCGCGACGCGACCGCTATCCTGGTTACTCTCCCCCTCGGCATTTACATGATATTCGCCCCACACTATATCCTGTACGACGGCAAATCAGCCGCCGCAAGACACGAAAGGAGCCTGACAACATGGCAAGAAAAAGAGTAGTAGAAGCCCCCACCCTGAAATCGTGGGAGGACGTAAACGACGCGCTCCGCAAAATCGCGGAGAACCAGCTCGCCCTTAATGATATCGAGAGCGACATGCAGAAGCAGGTGCTCGGCGCGCAGAAGATCGCCGAGGAGCAGGGCCAGCCTTACAAGGACAGCATCCTCCGCCTCGAGCGCGATATCAAGGCCTTTGTCACCGATCACCGCGCGGAAATGGGCGGCGGCAAGACGATTGCGCTCACCTTTGGTGAGGTCGGCTTCCGCCTCTCGACCTCCATCTCGCTGCCCCGCGCCAAGGAGAAGCTGGAGGACATCATCCGCCGCCTGAAGGCGCGCCAGATGCTGGACTGCATCATCACGGAAGAGAAGGTCAGCAAGGAAGCACTCCGCAAGTACGGCCCGGACACGGTCGAGGCGGTCGGCGCGCAGTGGAAGCAAAAGGACGTGTTCGGCTACGACCTCAACATGGCGAAGCTTGAGCAGGTCAAAGCCGGGAAATGAGGGGGCTTGGAAGATGGCAGCAGCAACAAAAGGACGCTGGCAGGCATCCATCCGCACGCTCTGGGCGATTGCAAAGTCGCCCGAGCTGCACATGGATTCAGATGACCTGCACGCATTCGTCTACAGCAAGACCGGCAAAGCATCCCTGAAAGATTTGTCTCAAAGCGAACTGGGCGGGGTGGCTTGTGCCCTCCAAGCCCTGAAGGACAGCGTCAGCGGCAAGCACCGCCCCAAGCGCACCGATGAGGGCGGCAATCCCAGGACCGAAGCCCAGCGCCGCAAGATTTACGCCCTGTGCGGCGAACTCGGCTGGAACGACAACCCGAAGAGAATCCATGGTTTTGTGAAACGCATGACCAAAATCGACCGCATCGAATGGCTGAACCAGAAGCAATGCGCAGTCGTGATTGAGGCACTGAAGGCCATGGTCGCCCGCAAAGGAGAGGAGGCGGCTGCGGATGCCGAAGCAGAAGTATAAGCGCCTGACACAGAAAGAGAAAAATGAAAGGGCTGCCGTCAGAAAGAAGCTGCGTGAAGATGGGCTTCTTCCACCGAAAAAGCCACGCCTCGACCGCAGAAAATTCGCCGCTGAGGTCATGGAAGAATACAAGGCATGCGGCTGGGCCGAGATGTCCATCTACCTGCATCAGGCAATCGCGTGCATGGTGGATGACAACATGACAGAGGTCACGCCGGAGCAAGTCGGCGTCCTTAAGGTAATCAAGATCGCCTTGGAAACAAAAAAGTTTTACGAGCGGCTTGAAGCAGAGGGACGCGATACTTTCAAACGCGGGGAGCTCCTCGATGTGGTTTACCCTATTTACAATCTTTAGGAGGTTTGCAGTATGGCAAAGAAAAACAGCAGCAGGGCCGCTCAGCCGGTCGAAAACATTGCAGCCGTGCGGGAGTCCGAGCTTGCTGAGGCAGCTCCGGCACAGGCCGAGGTTATCAATGAGGTAGACGGCGAGCCCATCTTCCACGCGGACGAGGAAGCAGGTGACGGCGATGAGTAAGGTTACGGTTTGTCTGGACGCCGGGCACGTTGGCAGCACCTACAACCAAAGCCCGGTCGTCAAGAGCTACTACGAGAGCGCCATGGTCTGGAAGCTGCACCTAAAGCTGAAAGCAGAGCTTGAGGCGCGGGGCTTCGAGGTTGTCACCACTCGCGCCACGATCGACACCCCGATGGACGTATACGCGCGCGGCGCGGCGGCAAAGGGCTGCGATATTTTCCTGTCCCTGCACTCTAACGCCTGCGGTACGGAGAGCGTTGACTATCCGGTGGTTTACCGCGCCTACGACAACAGACACGATGCAGACGCACTTGCGCTGGGCATTGCCAAAATGATCGGTGCGCTCATGAACACGAAGCAGACGGGCCGCACGGCGATTCGCAAGAATAGCAGCGGCGGGGAATATTACGGCGTCATGCGCGGCGCTCGTGCGGTCGGCGTGCCGGTCTATTTGCTGGTCGAGCACAGTTTCCACACGAACACCGCCGCCGCGAAATGGTTGTCGGCAGACGCGAACCTGGACAAGCTTGCCAAGGCCGAGGCTGATTTGCTGGCGGCATATTTCGAGGTTACTACCCGACCGGATACAAAGACCTCTATTATGGACAAGGCACAGGCCACTGCCCAGCAGATGGCGCTTTACTGCCGCAGCCACAATGCCGCGCCGCAGCTGACCGGCTGCTCCCTTGAAGCGCTTGCGCAGATGTACCTGATCGAAGGGGCGGCAGAGGGCGTGCGCGGGGATATCGCATTCGCGCAAAGCCTCCACGAAACCGGGTATTTTCGGTTCGGCGGCATCGTCCAGCCGAGCCAGAACAATTTTGCAGGCATTGGCGCACTGAACGGCAACAGCGCCGGACAGGCCGCGACATTCCCGAACGCGCTCACCGGCGTTCGCGCGCAAATCCAACACCTCAAAGCCTACGCTTCCGCCGACGCGCTGAAAAACCCCTGTGTCGATCCGCGGTTCGGGCTGGTCACGCGCGGCAGCGCGCCTTATGTGGAATGGCTCGGCGCGGCAGACAATCCGAACGGCACCGGCTGGGCGGTCCCTGGGGCAGGCTACGGGACGAAGGTGCTGACCATGCTGGAGGGCATCCTCGCGCAGAGCGTCCCGCAGGCCGCGCCACAGCAGCCCCAGCCCCCGACCGTCCCGGACTGGCAGCGGGAGGGACTCAAAACACTGACCGAGGCAGGCACCATCAACAGCCCGGAATATTGGGAGCGCAAACTCGCACAGAATATCACGGCTGGCGAGCTGTTCGGTATCCTGGGAAATTTAATCAGAGGAAACGGCGGAACCGAGAAGGCGGGTTAAAGTTCTGAGGCGTTGAAGGAGGTGCGGCATGAATGACTTTGCGAGGGAATTGACGCTGGATATGATCCCGGAAGGCCTCTACCTGAAGATCGCGAATGCAATCGGAGTGGACAGCTTCTATAAACTCACGGAGGCGATCGGCGGCTCAACGGTGTACATCCCAAAGCCTGACGCACTGCTCCGCCCTGTGCGCGATGCACATATTAAAGCTGAGTTTAACGGCTGGAATCATATTGAACTTGCAAGAAAATACGATGTAACCGAGAGATGGGTGAGACGGCTTTGCGGCCCGAAGCTCGTAGAAGGACAGATGGGATTTTTTGAAGACGAAAACCCCGATTCTTAGAAATAAACTCTGAAATGCTTCACGTAGACGTTTCCGGAATAATCGTGTAATCTATGAGTACAAGCTTTGCTTGTACTCATATTTTTTTACTCCGAAGGAGGTCAAACTCATGAACACTGAGGTTATCCAGAACGCGGCAAACACCCTGCTCACGGACACGCTGCTGGCGGTTGTATCACTCGCCGGAGCGTATGGCATTTACTTCGTCCGCCTGTGCGCGAAAAAGATCCGATCGCAGACTGTCCAGCTGCACAACGAGCGCACCCGCTGGCTGCTCGACACGGCGCTTGACGATGTGCAGAAGCTGGCCGAGCTGTCTGTCAGCGCCATGGAACAGACCACCGCCAAGGCACTGCGCGAACAGGTCAAAAACGGCACGGCAAAGCGCGAAGAACTGCTGACGCTTGGAATCCAGGTATTCGAGGAAGTAAAGGCCAAGGTCAAGCCGGAGGCTCAGGCGGTCATTGCAAAGAACCTCGGCAACTTTGACGACTACCTGGAGACGTGCATCGAAGCTGCCGTCCTGAAGGTCAAGCAGAACGACCCGTTTGTGATGCTGCCGGAGGCCACCCTTGTGACCGAGGCCGCGAATTAAGGGAGGCTGCTTATGGACGTTATACAGATCACCGCCGTGATTGGCGCGGCTGCGTCGCTGCTTTGCACCCTGATTGTCGGTGCTCTGACCTTCTTCATGAAGAAAACCCTGACCGGGTTGGAAAACGCCGATAAGCAGAACGCCGACCATATTGAACGGGTCGAGGAAAAGCTAAATGACCTGAAGGCCGATCTCCCTCTGGTTTACGTGACCAGGGAGGATTACATCCGCACCATGAACCGGATTGAGGACAAGCTTGATCAGATTCTTTATGGGAACCAAAGGAAGGAGGAATAGCTGCATGGCAATCGTTGACGAATTGACCGAACAGGAAATCAACAAGAACAAGGCGGTGCGCGGGTATATCATCCGTGCGCTTGCGAAGGGGAACCAGAATGCGCTGCTTGTCCGGCAGATTACGAACGCGCTTGTCGCGGATGGGCTGATTTATTCCCCGGACATCTCCAAGCACATCGAATACCTCGAGGAGGCGGGTTACATCATGTTCACCAGCCGGACGGCCAACGCCTATAATGCCTACCGCAAGGATGCAGTCATCAAACTGACCAAGCGCGGCGTTGATCTGCTGGAGGACACGATCCAGGACCCGGGCGTCGATGTCTGACCGCCCCCGGCTGCGGGCGGTTGGAGGCAAGACGCGGCGGCGTACCCGTATCAGCTCCACCGTTGATAAATTGCCGGACGATATCCGCACCCAGCTTGACCTGAAACTCGCGGACACGGCCAACACTTACGAGGAGCTGTCGGGCTGGCTCAAATCAGAGGGCTTCGAGATCAGCCGGTCGGCAATCGGGCGCTATGCAATCCGCAGCACGACAGCGGCGCAGCGCGTGGCCGAGACGCTCCAGCGGACGCAGGCGATTGCGAAAGCCGTCGAGGAGCACCCCGACCTTGACTATACAAAGGCAGCGTCCATGATTTTGATGGACGGCCTGATGCAGCGCGTCAGCACCGCCGAGGACGATTTCGCAGAAATCCCGCTGGACAAGGCCGGGCGGCTGATTGCTTCCCTGTCGCGAAATGCGACCTACGAAAAACGCACCCGCGCCGACCTCAAGAAAAAAGCCGAGCTTGCGTTTGACCAGATGGAAACCGAGCTGATGGCGGCGATCCGGCAGCACCCGGAGCTGTCTGGTGAGCTGCACGATGTGCTTGCGCGCGCAAGAGAGAAGGTGCTCACCGATGGCGAAGATCAACCTTAACGATTATCTGGAACGCCTGGCCGAGCCGGAAGACCGGGAAACGGTCGCTAACCGGGAATATCAGCAAGAGCTTTTTATCAAATATGTTGTCCGTGAGAACGGCTTCTCAGAACGCCGCGTGCAGCTGCTGGCGGACTATCACGCAGGCAAATCCCTGACCGGTGAAAATGGCCTGCGGCGGCAGCTCGGCGCAATCGACCTTGAATATTTTGGCCGCGCTTATCTCGCCCACTACTTTGTCCGGGAATCGCCCTCCTTTCATGCCGAGCTGGATACCATATGGCGCGAGGGCGTTATGAAGAGCCTCGACCCATACCGCTCCGCAAAAGAAATCAGTCGGCTGGACGGCTGCCGCCGCGTCATTGAAGCGCCGCGCGGGCACGCGAAAAGCACGACCTTCACATTCAAAGGCTCCATCCACGCGGCGGTTTACGCCTACAAGCATTATGAAATCATCCTGTCGGACAGCTCTGAACAGGCGGAAGGCTTTCTCACCGATATCAAAACCGAGCTGGAGGAAAACGCTGTCCTGTTGGAGGATTTCGGTACGCTGGAGGGCCGGGTCTGGAAATCATCGGTTATCCTGCTTGCCAACGGCGTAAAGATTGAGGCAATCGGCTCGGGCAAGAAAATCCGTGGCCGGCGCCATAAACAATGGCGTCCCGACCTGATTGTCTGTGACGACCTTGAAAATGACGAAAACGTCAATACTTCGGATCAGCGCAAAAAGCTCCGGGACTGGTACTATAAAGCGGTCTCGAAAGCGGGTGATACCTACACCGATATCGTGTATATCGGTACGCTGCTGCATTATGACGCGCTGCTTGCCAATGTCGCAAAAAACCCCAGTTACCGTGCGGCGAAATATCGCGGTGTTATCAGCTTTGCGGCGAACAGCGACCTCTGGAACGCGTGGGAAGCTATCTACACCGACCTCTCGAATGAGAACCGGGAACAGGAAGCGAAAGCTTTTTACGAGGCAAACCAGGCAGAAATGCTGGAGGGAGCCGCCGTACTCTGGGAGGAAAAGCTTTCCTATTACGATTTAATGGTCATCCGCATTTCAGAAGGCGAAGCCTCCTTCAACAGTGAAATTCAGAATGAACCGATCGACCCGGAGAACTGCACTTTTCAAGAGGAGTGGTTTGATTTCTGGGACGATGACGGCAAGGCGCAGCCGGACTTCTCCGACCCGCGTTTCCTGTTCATCGGCTCAAACGACCCATCCCTCGGCAAAAATAAGAAGTCGGATACCAGCGCGATTATCACACTGGCGAAGGACACGCAAACCGGATTCATTTATGTGTTGCTTGCCGATGTCGCCAGGCGTAAGCCTGACCAGATCATAGACGACGCGCTTGAGTCGAGCCGCCGCCTGAAACGTGAATACAAGCGGCCATACTACCGGTTCGGTGTGGAAACGGTACAGTTTCAGTATTACTTCGCTGAAATCATGCGGCAGCGTTCGGCGGAGGCTGGGGAGTATCTCCCTATCACGGAGATCAGCAGCACCCAAAACAAAGATGCGCGCATCCAATCCCTGCAGCCTTTTGTCAAAAACGGCTATATAAAATTCAGCCGCCGGCATAAGGCGCTGCTTACGCAGATGTTCCAGTATCCGATGGGCAAAAACGACGACGCGCCGGACGCGCTTCAAATGGCGGTCAAGCTGGCGCTGGATATCAAAGGAAGCAACAAAACAGATTACAAAAGCGTACTTGCCCGCGCGCTGAACTTCAGGCGCGGAGCCTACTAAAAGGAGTGATTATTATTAAGATTCAGGAAAATACGATCATTCACGGCGACAGCCTGAGCATCCTGCGGGAGCTGACGGACGGCTGCATCGACGCGATCATCGCCGACCCGCCGTATGGCATCAATTACGCCAACACAAACGGCACACGTATCAAAAACGACAAGAGCCCGTTTATCTGGTTCCTGTATGACGCGTTCCGCGTACTCAAGCCCAACGGCGGCGCGCTGGTCTGCTTCACCCGCTGGGATGTGCAGCAGGCATTCATTGACGCAATGCGGATAGCAGGTTTCCAGGTCAAAAGCGAATTGGTCTGGAATAAAGTTTATCACGGGATGGGCGACACGAAAGCGCAATTTGCACCGACCCATGAAAATATCCTTTTTGCGGTGCGCGGCAAATATGCGTTTCCCGGAAGCAGACCGCGCGACCTGCTGACATATGAAAAGGTCAACAGCGCACATATGGTGCATCCTACGGAAAAGCCGGTTGCGCTGCTGGAGGATATCATCACTTCGGTCACCCGGAAGGACGATATTATCCTCGACCCGTTCGCGGGAAGCGGTTCGACGCTGCTCGCCGCAAGAAATACCGGGCGGCGCTACATCGGTATCGAGCTGGACGGTACCTATTACCAGACGGCGCGGCAGCGGCTTGAGGACGGCTCATGAGGGGCGGACGGCAGCGGCGCAATGTCGTGAAGCCTTCCATCCATCGCCCGGAGATACGGGAAATCGCGGTTGCCCACGTAAACGATAAATACAGCGATTACCCGTCAAACGGCCTGACCCCGGTCAAGCTCGCGGAGATATTCCGGGAGGCCGATACAGGCGATGTACTCCGGCAAATGGAGCTCTTCGAGGAAATCGAAGAAAAGGATCCGCACCTGTTCTCCCAGCTCCAGACCCGCAAGAACGCGGTCACCGGCCTTGATTTTGAGATCATCCCCTTCGGCGACGAACCGCGCGACAAGGAAATTGCGGATTTCGTTGCCGAGCAGCTGGAGAGCATTGAGAGCTTTGAGGAGGTTGAAACCGACCTTCTGGACGCAATCGGCAAAGGGTTTGCGGTATCGGAAATTATGTGGGGCTATGACGGCGCACATGTGACCGTGCAGGACATCCGGTCCCGTTACCAGAAGCGGTTCTTCTGGGATTCGCTCGACGATTCCTTCAAGGTCCGCACGCTGGAAGCGCCGGAGGGCATCTTGCTTCCGGAAAACAAGTTCATCGTCCACAAGTACAAAGCCCGCAGCGGTCACCCTTCGCGGGCGGGCATCCTCCGCGTGACAGCGTGGATGTACCTTTTCAAAAACTACGACATCAAAGACTGGGTATCATTCGCCGAGGTCTACGGCCTGCCGCTCCGGCTCGGAAAGTACCAGCCGGGCGCGAGCGAGGCCGACAAGCTGGCGCTCATGCAGGCGCTGGTGCGGATCGGCGCGGACGCGGCGGGCATCATCCCGGACGGCACGACGATCGACTTTATCACAACCGAGAAATCCGGTTCGATTGACCTTTACGAGCGGTTTGCCCGATACTGCGATGAACAAATCAGCAAAGCGATATTAGGGCAGACGCTGACCTCGGACTCCGGAGGCGGCAGCTACGCGCAGAGCAAGACCCATAATGACGTCCGGCATGATCTTGTCGTTGCGGACTGTAAGGCATTGGCCTCTACCCTCCGCCGCGACCTGATCCGCCCGCTGTGCCTCTTTAATTTCGGGGAAGGCAAGCGCATCCCCCGTATCCGATTTGACTGTGAAGAGTCAGAAGACCTGATGCAGACCGCCAACATCCTTGGCCTGCTGGTTGAAAAAACAGGCTTGCGCGTCCCGGTCAGCTACCTGTACAAAAAATTCAGCATCCCGGAGCCGGAGGCCGACGAGGAGGTCGCCGCACCCCGGGCCGCAGCGGGGCCGAGCGTCCTCCCGTTCAAACAGGAACCGCCCGCGCCGACCATTGCGTTGAAGGCCGGGGCCGACGCAGGGCCCGGCACCCAGGCGCATATCGACCGGCTGGCCGACGCCGCCGTCAGGCGCGGAGCTGGCAGCTTCAAGAAAGCCTTCGCCCCAATTCTCAAAATAATTGAGAATGCGGGGAGCCTGGAGGAGCTCCGGGACATGATGGAGGACACCGACACCGTCGCCGCCGTCTTCAAGGAGATGGACGTCACCGACGTCGAGGAGCTGCTTCAAAAGGTCATGATCTACGCCGACCTCGAGGGGAGGGCGCTGGAACATGGACGGAATTGAGAGCGTATTCTCCCGGAAGGACATGACTTTCGAGGAGGCCGTCGACTACTTCAAGGGCCGCGTCCCGGTCACGGCGGAGGTCTGCTACCGCATCGCCGAGCAATACCGGGGGCTCGCCTTCACCGTCTCGGGCTACACGAAGGCGCAAATACTCAAGCGGTTCTATGACGAGATACTCGCCGCGCTGGAAGACGGGAACACCTTCTCAGAGTTTCGGAGGAATATGAACGACTTCCTCAAGGCCGAGGGCTATGAGGGGCTCGACCCTCTGCAAGCCGACCTCATCTTCCGCACC